ACCCTCCGCCGCCCTCGACCACTGGCTTGATGTGGTCGGCCTGCCAGAGCGAGTGCTTGAGCGACGTCCATCGCACGTTGCCGTAGATCGAATTCCAGCCCCAACTGTCGAGCTTCCGCACGTCGTGTCCCGCCCAAAGGCTCAGCAGCGCCATCGCGAGTTCGAGGTTGGCCATCGCTTTGGCGGCGGCGGGATGCTGGACCTGAACAACGCGCGCGCCGTCGGGCTGCGGATCCCAGCAGCTGGCGACCGGACGCTGGTCTACCTCCCGTACCCAGATGATCGCGCGCGCGAGCTTGCCCAGCCGCTCGACCAGCCGCTCCAGTCGCCCGCAGTCGAGCCCGCACGCGCTACAGACCCCGTGGTCGCGCTCCTTGACCTTCCTGCGAGCGAATCCAGGCTGGGCCACCATCAGGGCCTCGTCGACACATCGCTGGCCGCACCATGAGCGGCGGCCCTTGGGAACGGCGCCACCACACCACCGACAGGAACGCTTCGTGGGATCATCGGACGCGCGGTGGTAGCCGAGCGACAGCGCCCGCTTGGTAGGGTCGATTTGGTCGCGCAGGCTCAAGCGGCCCTCCGCCTCTTCTTCGACCGGTGCCGCTTCCCCGGCGCAACCCACGGCTCGCTGAACAGCGCCGCCAGGTCCACCGGGCTGGGCAGCGTCGGCGGCGGCAACTCGCGGGCGTGGCAGCGGACCACCATCACGCCAGGGTCGTGCGCCAGGTGCTCGACGATGCGGGCGGCACTCATGTGGCTGGCCCCACGAAATAGCGACGGCACTTGCACCCACCAACGCCGCAGCGGTTGCCGCGCGCACGGTGCAACTTCTTCGGGTGACCGCATCCATAAGGCGACTCGCACGCGATAACGCTGTCGTCAGGCTCGAACAGGTGTGGCTTGCACGACTGCTTGAGTGCGGCGTTGTGGACCTCGCGAGCACGCAAGGCCGACGGGTCGCGCTTCATGTCCCCACCTCCCACGTCGCCTTCAGCCCGTTGGCCATCGCTACTCGCTCCTCCCGAGCAGGACGCGCACGCAAGCGGCAAACGTGATGCTGTCGGCAGACATGGCATTGGGCCTCCATGTCCTCAGGATGTTCCTATCCCGCTCTCCGATGTGCAGCGCGTGGGAGGCGGGCTTGGCCACCGCTTGAGCGATGCGGAACCTCTCGCTCTCTGTCCGTGCCGCTCCCTTCCACAACTCGACGTTGCGATTCGCCTGTGCCAGTTCTTCGCGCAGCCCCGCAATCGTCTCCTGGTCCTGGCGGCGGGCGGTGGCCAGCTCGTCGCGCTCGTGGCAAAGGCGCTCCCATGCCCCGCGCGAAACGTGCATCAGCGGCGTCCCGTCGGTGGACCTTGAACCGGCGCACTCGGACGGCTCGGTCGTGGCCTTCGCCGCCTCGGCCTTGCGCGGGTCGTGTGCGGCGCAGCGGGCCTCACTTCTCGACATGGTCATGGCCACCACTTCCCCGTTGCCACACTTGCCGCAAAACAGATTGCGGATCGCGAAGGCGTCCGCCTCCCGCCACTCCTCGGGCTGCGGCTGGGGGACGGGCAAACCATTTCGCTGCGCCTCCGCTGCGTCCGCTGCCACGTTCGTCAGCGACCATCGGAAAAGCTCGTCGGACCACTCGCGATAGGCCGTGTCGTGGCGACCGCACCACGCCTTAACGACGGCGTACAGTTCGTTCGCGGTCAGTGGCGGGCGCTGGCCAGAGACCGTCAGCTCGGCGATCCGCCTGTCGCACTCGGCGAGCCTGTCCCGCATCTCCTCGACGGCGCGCACTGTTTCGCCGAGCCGCACGCCATCGACCTTCTGCCCGGTTGCGACTTCGTAGATGCGGATGTGGCCACGGTGGGCGCAGTCGACGGACTCGCGGAGCGCGTCTACCAGCGCGCGGATGCGGTCCAACTCGGCAACGATGGCCCGGCCCTCGACGAACGCCCAGCCGGTGTCATCCTTGGCCACTCCGCGTAGCCACCGTTCCGCCGCTTCCAGGTCCGCGTTCTTCGTGCTCGTGTCGGTCATGATGCCTTTCCCTCCGTTCGTTCAATCGCATTCGCCTCCCACGTCGCCTTCAGCCCCGCCCCGAACTCCCTCGCCCGCCTGGCCAGCAGCGGCCACCGCCCCGCAAGCTCCCGCTGTACCCACGACTTCGGCCCCGGCGTGTAGTAGCCCAGCACCCGGTTCGCCACCGCGCTCCCGAGCTGGCCGTTGCGGACCCACTTGCCCGTCGCCGTCACGAATGCGAACGCCACGAACGCGAACATGCGCGCCCGCTCGTCGTCGGCGGGCCTGCACTTGGTGGCCCTCTCGGCTTCGGCTTCGCACGCTGCCTTCAGCTCTGCGGCGTTGGTCGGTGACGCCAGCTCGGGCCGGCCGGGGTTGCGCTTGCGGAACGTGGTGCACGACAGGTGCCCGTCCCTGGGCATCTTGCCCTCGCGCAGGGAGCGGTTGAGCTCGACCGCCCGCTCGGCAAGGGCCAGCCGCTCGGCGTGCGTCTGGGCTCCACAGGTGGCGTACTCGCGCGCGCGGATCTCGTCGTCAGTGGCTAGCATGTTGGCTCCTCCTCGTTTGCAAACTCGAACACTTCGATCCGCCTAGCCTTCGCCAACCTGGCCTTCGCCATCCGCTGCCAGTACGCATTCAGCCCGGCGCATTCGCGGTCGGCCTGGTGACGGTTGGTCAGCGGGGCAGAGCACGCGGGCCAGGAAGCGGTCGCTTCCTCGCGGGTGGCGGCGTAGACGTAGATGGTGGCCATCAGGTGACGGGCTCCGCGCGCTTGTCGTGCATGGCGATCACCGCCGCCACGATGGCTCCGCTACCCATGCGCCACGACACCTCGACCGCGCTACCGTTGGTCAGCTCAACGATGGGCTCCAACTCGCGGAAGCGCTGATACATCTTCTCCATGTCGAGCACACCTTCGGCGTCAGCGTGCGCCGAAACGCGCATGTAGGACTCGACAGCTTCTGCCAGAGATTCGCACTTCACCCGCGCCAGCACGCCGTCCTGCATCTTGGCCTGCGCGAACGCATGAGCCGAGGAACGTGCCACCGGGGACGCCTTAGACATCGCTGCGGCGAATTCCCGGTTGACGATCTTGCTGATCAATTCCGATCGCATACGATCGGGCAGTTTCGAAAGCAGGAACTTCGCTTGGTCCGCATTCATGTCCTCGGCTCCTTCCGTCGTCGCATCTCGGTCCAGAACCTATCGACCCACGCCACCACCTTGACCGCGTGCCGATCGCGCTCCCACCCTCGGCACCGCTTGTGCCCGTGGTACACGTGGACCGCCCCGCCGAGCGACCCGCACAGCACCATCAGCCCGGCCAGGTGGCGCGCCGTCAGGTTGAGATTGGTCGCCGGGTCGCGCAGGTTGGACCCTGGCCGGTCAGCGCTGCGTCCTGGCATGATCTGCCCGAGCCCGATGGCTCCCGTGCGCGCGTTCACCGCGTCGGCCTGGCACGTGCTCTCGGCCGCGATGACCGACACGAGCACCACCGGGTGCAGAAGGTGCCGTCGCGCCGACGCATCGACGTGCGGGGCGAGGTCGCGATGACCGGGGCCGCAGAGCAGATCGAGCGCGTCGGCGGTGGTTGAGGCCCGCGCCGGCACGGCGAAGAACAGCCCGGCCAGAGCAAGGGCGATCAGCCTGAGAAGGGCGGCGGGGGTCACGTTGCGCCCTCGATGTCAAACCCCAGCGCGGCGACCTCGGATAGGGCGGCACTCGCGGCAACATCGGCGCGCCCCATCAGCCATGCGCATTCCGGGTACAGGTCGGACCACAGTCCAGCGGCAACCGGGATGGTCGACGGTGATCGCGAGCCGTACCCGTTCTGCCAGTAGCGAGCCGCCGCGAGCAGGTCGTCGGCCTTGCGCTCGCGCTTCGTCACGGCCGCACCTCCCGCATCTTCGCCAACGCCTCCATCTGCGCCAGCATAGCCCGTCGTTCCTCCCGCACGGCGCGATCGACTTCACGGCGGCACATCGTCGCGACGCCTGGCGTCCCGTCCAGATCGTTGATGGATGCCACGAAGTCACACGCGGAAAGCCGCTTCCGCATCGCCTCAAAATCGCGCTTCTTCATGGCATCCTTTCGGCGCGCAGGTGGACGGCGTAGATGCTCCCGTCGACGTCTCCGGTGTGCACTGCTGCCGGCGTTGCGCTCGCGTCGCCATAGAGCACCGCTTCGATCGCCTCAGACTCGTCGGGCTCCTGGACATAGACCGTCCGCTGCGACGACGTGAGCCGGGCGATCTCGGCGCGGAGCGGCTGCACCAACTCGCGGTCCAGCGCCTCGACCTTGCGCTTTTCCAGTGCCAGGGCAGCGCGCAGGCGGTCCAGCTCGGCGGCGATAACGGCCGCATCCTCCAACCCGATCTCGAAGTCGGCGACCACCGAGCGCAATCGCGCCTCGGCGCCGGCCAGTTCCGGCGACGCATCCCTCGGCGCCAGCGCCTCGGCGCGCACGGCAGCCTCGAAAGCGTCGATCGTCGCGTTCGCATACTCCTCGTCGTGGAATAGCGCGCGCGACATCTCCCACAGCGCCGCGCGCGCCTCGGCCTTGTTCTGCTGTTCGTTGCTCATGCTCATTTCCTCCGCTCTGGTATTTGGGCGCCCTCACTGTTTTTCAGCACGGCCCCCTCGCGATTTCTTCGCTCCTTGTCGGCCCGGTCCAGCTCCTCGCTCGACCACGTGACCCCGCGGTTCTCCCAGTACAGCATCGCCGCGTGGCCGGTGACGAAGAAGCCAGCTGGGCCCGAGCGCGTGACATTGGCGCAGTCGCCGTCGGTCAGGACGGTGACGGGTGAGCCGGGGAGAAGGAGGGCGCGGGTCATGCGGCACCGCCTGGAACGCGCAGCCACGACAAGTGCGGCGAAAACTCGCGACGTACGACGCGAACCCCGGCATCGAGCATCGTGCGCACCATCCCCGCGCTCGCTGGCTCGTTCCATGAATGCACCAGCACCAGTGGCGGAACCTTCGCGCGGCCCAGGTGAAGCGCGATGAAATCTGCCACCTCGCGCCCATCGCCAGTGTCGTCGATGAGACTGACGAGGTCGAGATCGTGGTCTAGGCAAACCAGGTCATACCGTTTGTCGTGTGCCAAGTGGTCGATTGCCTGCTTAGCCGTATAGGCGTGCACAACGTGGCAGCCTTCGAGGCGACGCGCAAAAGCGTCGTGCCGGTTCTGATTGTCGTCGAGGACTAGCACGCGGGTCATCGCGCCTCCTCCCAACGCCGATGCGGATTCGGCTGTCCCGTTTGCAGCGCGACCAGGCGCGCCTTCCGCTGCCTCGCCAGGAACGCCGCGAACGCCACCGGGTCGAGTCGCTTCACGCGCGAACCGCCGACGCGGAGCGGGTTCTTCTCAGGGCGGGGCTCGTTGCCGGTGCGGAGTCCGTCCGCGAGCTTCGCGTGGCAACTGCGGCATCCTGGGTCGTACGTCTTGGGCTCGCCCGGCGCGATGCCGTGGCGGCATTGGGTGCAGTCGTGGGGCTTGAGGCCGGTGGATGCGCGGCTCATGCTGCCCTCATGCCGGTGAACAGGCGCGCGCACCGGCCGCATAGCTCGGGCGCTTGCCATGGGTCGGCCTGGCTGTAGCGGACCTTGGCCATGGCCAGCCGCTGCGAGCACTGGCGGCACGCGCCGGCAGCGCGGGCGGCGTCCTTGGCGGCGTGGTAGGTGCCCCACTGGGCTCGCGTTTCGATCTCGGTGGTCTTCATCGGGTTCTCCTAGTCGTCGCAGTCGCAGCGTGGGCGCGCTGGTGGTTCACGGTCTTGCAAATTTGGCCTGGCGTCTCTCGCTTCCGGCACGTCGCGGGTCAGTCCCGTGTATTCCATCGTCTCGGGCCTCCACAGCACCGCCGCCGCCCCCTTGGGCCCGTTCTTGTTCTTCTTCACCAGCCACTTGTCGACGGGCTTCTCGTTCGGATCCTGTGGAGCTTTCATGACGAGATCGCCCTGCGCGTCCTCGACGCGCGGCCACGGGTACGGAAACACGATCAGGTCGCCTGCCGCCTCGACCTCGCCGCTGTCGCGCAGGTCGGACAACTCGGGCTCGCCCTCGCGCCGTGACGCCATCCGGTTGAGCTGCGCCAGCAGCAAGGTGGAGACGCGCAGTTTGCGCCCGAGCAACTTCACGCCCTGGGCGAGCTTGGCCACCTCGCGGTTGCGGCTCTCGCTGGTTTCGTCGGATTGAATCAGCCCGAGATAGTCCACCGCAATCAGCCCAGTCTCGTGCCCCTTCGCTCGCACTTCCTTGGCGAACCACAGGTGAGCCTGCTCCACGATCTGCGCCATCGTGACCGGCCGGTCGTCGAGGGTGAGCGAGATCTTCTCCATGCGACCGTTGGCGCTGTAGAGTCGGTTCCACTCTTCCTGGTTGAGCTTCCGGTATTCGTCCAACAGGTTGAACGCCGGGATGCCCGAGTTCTGCGACAGGATGCGCGCGCCGATCTCGATGCGGTCCATCTCGATGGAGAACAGCAAGCACGGAACGCCACGGCTCGCGTTGTAGACGATCGCCCCGGTGGCGGCAGCGGTCTTGCCGGATCCGGGTAGCCCAGCCACGATGGTCAGCATCCCGCGCCGCATGCCTCCCGTGAGCCGGTCCACCGATGGAATGCCGAACTTGAGCGCGTTCTTGCTCTTGCCCTCCTTGCGGGCTTCGATCTCGCGCATCACGCGCGGGAACAGGTCCAGCGCCGCGATGGGGCCGTCGTCGGAGTCGATGGCTTCCTGAATCGTCTCGTCCACGGACTCGAGGCCCTTGGTCGCATGCTGGTCGTTGAAGTCTCCGCCGCCCTTGATGGACGGAACCGCTACCAGCGCGTTGGACTCCTTGGCCGCCTTCGCCGCCCCATCGGCGCCTGGGTTCTTACCGTCCGTCTTCAGGTCGTCATCGGCGCAGATGATGATCTTTGCGGTCGGGTGCTTCTCGCGCAGTTGCTTGGCGACCGGGGCGAGGTTGCCGCAGTCGAACGCCACCGCAGTGTGGTGCCCGGTGGCTTCGTGGATGCTGGCCGCGGTGGCGTAGCCCTCGGCGACGCACACGACCCCGGCGTGAGTCCCCAGCTCGAACCAGAGCCCACCCTTGCGCCCTCCGGACAGGAACAGCTTGCCGCCATCGTCGTCGATGAACTCGACCGAGTGGATCTCCCCGTCGCGGTCCCGGATCGGAATCACCAACCGTCCGCCGAGCTCGCGCAGGCCAAACGACTTGACCCCCTTCCGAGTCAGGTACGGGTGCTCATCGCACGGCTTGGCCTCACTCCAAATGCGCGCCGCCCGCTCCTTGGCCTCTACCCTCCGTTGCGCCTCCTCTACGCGCCTGGCGGCCTGTGCGGCGTCCAGTCGGCGCTTGTGCTCGGCATACTCGGTCGGGTCCAGTTCCGAGCGATCGACGGCGCACCACGTGTGCCAACCGTCGGGGCCGTCGTGCCAGTCGCCATAGGCGCCGGCAGGAACGCCGTCCGAGTGGTACACGTAGAAGCCAGACTTCTTGCCCGGCTTTTCGTCCTCGACGTTGATTCGGTGGAGCTTCCCATCGGCAGCGATACCGTCGGGCGGGACAAGCCCAGCCTTGCGCAGCTCATCGCGAAAGCTCTCCTCGGCCTGGATTGGGTCGATTCGTCGCATGGTCACTCCCAGAGCCTCAGCTTCTCGCCCACTTGGATCGGAGCTTTCTTCAGGTTCGCCAGCTTTGGCGCGCAGCCGTGTAGCTCCTCGCGCAGGTCATCCCATGACCTGACGATGGACCCGAACAGGTAGCCGACCTTCACCATCTCTGGCTTGTTCCACCCTGGGTCGCCGTTTACGACATGCTGACACGCCAGCCGCATCGCTGGCTCGATATCTGCGCAAGCGTCAGGCGGGACGTTTGCCAGCCACGTGGCGGCCTTCTCCACGTCGGACTCTTGTGGCTGCGGTGATAGCCCCTTTGCGCCGGCAACGTGCCCAACCACGATCTCGGACCGCAGCGCCAAGTACCGGTTGACCACACTGCGCGGGCTCGGTTTGCCCGGTTCGTTCTGTGGCGTCAATCGCTCAACGCGTGCGCGCGTGTCCGGATCGGGCTCTGTCTGGGGTAAGGCATGGGGTAAGTCTGGGGTAAGAGTGACCCTTGGTGACTCCTGGTGACCGTTGGTGACCTCGGGTGACCCTTTGTCACCGCCAGCCGCTCTTTTCTCTCGGCTGTCCCGCTTACGTTGCGCGTCGCTCTGGCGCGTTTCCTGAGCCGGGATGTAGTTCGGCATGGACAGTCGGCCATCGGCCATCGCGAAAACCTTGGCTTTGAGCAGCGCCGGCAGTCCGGCTTGCACGAACTCGACCGGGACCTCGGAGATCGCCGCGATGGCGCCTTCTCCATAGTCGCCCAGATCCAGCACGCCAGAGCGGTCGAGCTTGCGCAGGATGAGCGGAAGAAGGGCGCGCGACTGCCACGGGAGCATCTTCCACGTCACCGTGTCTCTGGTGAACAGCCTGACGTACTTCTCGTTTGCCCAATCCATCAGACCAGCCCCTGATAGTAAAGCCCGCGTTCGATCAGCGCCATGCCCTCGTTCGCGAACTCGCGCTCCTTGTTCCAGTCGCCGCGCCGATGCGCCTCGGCCATGGCCTGGTAGCAGACCGTCAGCAGCGGATCCGTCTCGCGCAGCTTGTGCGCCTCCTGGTGGCAGACGTCGCACAGAGCCTCAAGCTCGGTGATCCAGTACTCCCACGGCTTGCGGCCCTGCTTGTACTTCGGGTGATGGACCTGGAAAGGCCGGTCACCGTGCCCGCATCGCTCGCACTTCCACTCGACGGACTGGAGCTTGAAGAACCGCAGCTTGAGCCAACGCGGATCGCGAAGGTCGTCGGAATAGCTCACGGCATCGACTCCCCAAATCGACCGCGCACTCCTGCACCCAAATAGCTGCTTAGGTCCACCGAGGTGGGGCGCGCGGCCGATTTCGAGAGTCGAGTTACCATGGCGAACCTAAGCGATCCCATCGTTACACGTATCCCGTTCCGAAATCAAGACCTTCGATGCGGAATTTCCATCTGCGTCCCCCGTGCCTCCGCCGCCGCGACCGCCTCGCGTAGCAGCCGCGTCGCCAGCGCCTCAGCCTCGGCCAGGCTGACCTCGCGGCACTCCGCCATGCCGGCACGCTCTGACCAGTCGTCGAGGCACTCCTGGCACTCGTTGTAGCGGCCGGTCGCGTGCTTGCGCGGGCACGGGTCGATGGGGCGGCGGTTGATCGGGCATGCTGGCATCAGGCGGCGCCTTCCAGCCGAAGCATCGCGGCCGGCTCGATGATGTACTTGTCCGGGTCGGCCATGACCTTCGCGTAGCTGGCCTGGCCCTCGAAGGCGTCGACCACCGCGCGCTCCTCGGTGCCCATGTCGGCGTAGCGGCGTCGACCGTACGAAGGCGGCAGCCAACCCTTCCGCTGGGCGCCGAAGCGGTTGAAGCGGTCGAGTAGGTCGGGGCGGGTGAAGCGGATGTGGCAGGTCCCCTTCTTGTAGAACGTGCAGGAGAAGAAGCTGCTCTCGATGTCCCGCGACTGCTGAACGCCCTGCGCTCGGTGTAGCGCCTTGGCGATGCTCACCTCGGGCGGCCCGCCAGCGTTCAGGAACGTCAGGCACTTCTCGAGGTCCAGCAGCTCGCTCGCGCGGTCGAAGTACTCCCAGCGATTCCAGATGGTGCTCCATGCGTTCCGGTACGGCAGCACCACGCGCTCGTTGATCTTCCACGACTTGTTGGTCCGCCACCCGTTGTAGTAGTGGACGTTGGCGCTGTCCTCGTCCCACGAATGCTTCCGGCTCAGGTCATCGAACTGCTTGATGATGGTCTCCTCGATGCTGGCGATCGTCTGCTTCGACAGGTCGCGCTGAATCGACAGGATGTTGACCCGCGAGAACTCGTAGTCGCCCAGGGCCTCGACCTTCGCCGACAACTCCCGTTGCAGGTTGCTCGTGAGTTGGCCAGTGAACTGCGGCGCCTGGAACAGCGCCTCCCAGTATTTCAACCGGGTCAGCCGCACGTAGCCGTTGATGATGTTGTCGCCGCCCACCTTCCTGTCGTCGATGGTCAGCGCGAGGATCGGCTTGCGGTAGTTGGTGCCATTCTCGCCGGTGTTGCAGTTGTCGGGTCGGAGGGCGTCGAGCATGTGCGGGCGGATGCGCTCGTATTCGTGGATCAGTCGGATGCCGGCGTTCGTCTCGAAACGGTACCGCGCCACGATCGCCTCGACGAAGTCGCCCGACACGATCTCGGTGGCCCCTCGCTGGCGGAACGTCTCGGCCTTCTGAGCCTCCCGCAGGTCTTCCAGGATGATGCTGTCCGGGACGCTGTTGGGGATCGCCACGCTGACAAGCGCAACCTCGACGTCGGTCGGGCGCTCGGCCTTCGAGAACTCGCCAGCGTGGAACGTGACCGTCGCGCCAAGCTCGGCCAGCTTCGCGGCCAGCTCCTTGCGCTGGTAGCTGTAGGGGTTGCGGATCGTCTCGGCGTTGAGCAGGCAGACGACCCGGCCGCCGTACTGGGCCAGCTCGAGCGCCTTGAGCAGGTGGCGGTCACCGTCAGAGAACGGCGGGTTCATGACGATCAGGTCGTAGTGCTTGCGCGTGACGTAGGTCAGGAAGTCGTCGTGGACCACGCGGAATCCGGCGCCCTTGAGGGTGTTGCGCAGGTCGGGATCGATCTCGATGCAGTCGATGATGGCCTTGCAGGACTCCTCGTCATCGTTGCGCCAGCGGTGGCTCTTGCTGCGGGAGCAGCTAGCCAGTTTGGCGATGCGGGCCGCGATGTCGCCCTTGCCGGCCGAGGGTTCAAGGACGGTCGAGACCTCGCCCCACTCGATGCCGGCCAGCATTCGCGAGATGAGCCGGGGCGGGGTCGGGAAGAATTCGTTGTCTAGCATTGTGGCTACTTCCCCATCCTTGCAAACCGCTGCGCCACCACGGTCACGAAGATCACCAGCACCACGACGGCGCCGGTGTAGTCGATGGCGGTCATGGCTGCGGTTCCTTTGCCGCAAGCGCGGCCTTGATGATTCGCTCGATCTCCAGAATGTCGGCGTCGGGAAGCGAGCCCCACTGCCCCCAGCCAAACAGAAATGAACGCGCCTCGCGGACGCGGACCTCGATGCGGATCTCGTCAGTCACCGGGACCAGCGAGTAGGTGCCGGTTCCCTGGCAGCTGTAGCCGCTACCCTTGGCCTTGCCCTTGGCGTCGAACATCGTCGGGTATGAATGGTCCCATCGCGCTCGGCCAGTCACAGCGCTCAGCCGGAAGGAGCCGAAGAGGGTGTTCCCAATCTTCGCCACGTGGCTCCATCCGCCGTCGGC